AAAAATAATATGATTAATGAAAACACTACCTTATTTTCTACAGCATTATTTATTATTGTAATGACTATTTTATTTACAATTGTTGGTGTTGTTGATAGTTATGTTTATTCAAATTTAGTATTAGGTGTTGGTTTAGCGATTGGTTTACAAATTATGGATTGGAGAAAAGTAACAGAAGCTGCAGCTAGTACAATTGAAAATGGACTATAAAAAATTTGATATAAATAATAATATATAATATATTTTTTAAAAATTATATTGTATTTTATATAGTATGTTACGTGAAAATCAGAAAAAGGCGATAGAAACATCTATCAATAATAATTTTGAATCTGGCATACATTTTCACGCTACAGGTACTGGTAAATCACATATAGCATTAAGTTTATTATTTGAATATCATACACGATATCCGAATAAGTCGAATATTCTATGGATATGTGAACAAAAATCTATTTTAATTGAACAATTCAATAAGGATACACTTAAAAAGAAGGGTTACTCAGATGTATTAAAAAAATTTATTATATATGATTATACCATTAATAAACCAAGTAATTGGTATGATAATATAAATTCTAGTATATTTTGGAAAAAACCGATATTAGTTATTATTAATCGTGCATTTTTAACATATGATGAAAAGTATAAAAAATGTTCTAATATATTTAATTTAATTATTCATGATGAATGTCATACAATTGTCAATAATACAACTACGAAGTTCTATGAACATATATTAGAAAAGAATAATGATATTAAATGTATTGGGTTTTCAGCGACTCCTCATACGGAAATTAAACCGTATACAAATATCATAAGTAGTTACAGTATTTTTGATGCGTATAAAGATGATATAATCGTAAAACCAAAGATTGTATGGTTAAAGTCGAATACTAAAATGACGTATGAGAATACAAAAGATGTTTTAAAAGAATTATTCGATGACTTACCGTATAAAAAGATTATAGTTTGGTGTGGAATGATTGAATTATGTAAAGAAATTGCAAACATATGGAAGAAAGACGCATATTTTAATAACTGGGTATTCAGTATTGATACATCTGAAAATAATGAAAATGAGTCAGAATATCATACATATGAATACTTTAATAATTGTGAGAGCCATGGCATATTATTTTGTGCGGCAAAACACCGTGAAGGTTCGGATATAAAAAACTTAGACGGTTGTATATTCTTAGATGGTGTTGAAGATAGAAATTCTAAAACATTCGTACAATGTATGGGTCGTGTATTGCGTCAAGACATTGAAAATAAAAAGAAATATGGGTTAATCGTAGATATAAGTGCTTTTAGTTCTATTAAAATATGTGATAGAATAAATACATTTTTGAATAATGATTTATCAATATTTCCATTTGAATATACTTTTTCATTTAATAAAAACAATATTCAAATAAATGTTTTGGAAATGACAAAAGGAAACAATATTTTAACACAAACACAATTATTATCTTGTGAATCATCGGATGATATTAAAAAATATTTTATACGTACTGTCCCTGATACAAAGGAATATACAAATAGATTGGATATGGAACTTAAAATGTTTTATAGCAAGAATCTAACTAGTTATTTGTTACAGGCAGTGGAAATATTAAATATTACAAAAAATATACCCCATGTAACAAGAGGTTCTTGCGGTTCATCATTGGTATGTTATTTACTTGGAATTAGTCACGTAGACCCAATCAAATGGCGTATTAATTTTGCTAGGTTTTTAAATGAATATAGAACTACGCTACCGGATATCGATTTTGATTTCCCATATAACTTGAGAGATGAAGTATTTTTACAAATTCAATTAAGATGGAGTGGTAAAGTAGCGAGAATAAGTAACCATATTTATTATCATGAAAAATCAGCCACCCGCGAAGCATTAAGAAGAGCCGGTATACATACAATGATACCGAAGTCAGAAATATATAAAACTATAAATAATTTACCAAAGAAAGTTCAAAAATTTATTGATAATGAAACTAAAAAGTTAGAAGATACTTTTAAATGTTATTCTTTACATTGTGGTGGAATAGTTTTTTATCCAGATGGTATCCCTGATGATATATTAATGAAAGATTTAAAATATAAGACATCCATTCCACAGATATCTTTAAACAAAAAAGATATAGCAAGTGAACAAAATTTCAAAATAGATATTTTATCGAGTAGAGCGTTAGCTCAATTGTATGAGATATGTGATTTTAAACTAATTGATTTTGAAGCATACGACACCGATGAATTAACATCGAAGTTGTTCGAGAGTGGTGATAATATTGGAATAACATTAGCAGAATCACCCTTGATGCGCAAAGCCTTTTTAAAGTTTAAACCTAAAACGATAAATGATATTGCAATGTGTTTAGCAATAATACGACCAGCTGCAAAAGACGCAAGAGACATCGAGGAATTTGATAAATTAGAACAATGTTTTATTTACGATGATGATGCGATTCAAATAATAGCAAATGCGGCATCGTGTAGTTTTGCAGATGCAGATAGATATAGAAGAGGTATATGTAAAAACGATAAAGAAGTTATAAATGAACTAAAAAAAGAATTAATTAAAAAGAAAGTTTCCAATATTGATTTCATATTTGAGAGTCTATCTAATTTGCAAAAATATAGTTTCTGTAAATCTCACGCATATTCATATGCGCAATTGGTATGGTGTTTAGGTTATATGAAAGCCCATTATCCATATAAATTCTGGTTATCTACATTAAAACATAATTCATCATCATACCGTAAATGGGTACATATATATGAAGCTAGATTAGCAGGTATAAATATTAATAATGATACACAAAAACATAAATCAATTTATGGAATGAATCGTAAAAAGAATATGAATGAAGATAATAAATTATATTTAAAAAATAATGGAATTTGGAATATTGAAAACTTGGAATTTTTCCCAAATTGTTTTATGAAATATATTATTAATCATAAAAATGAAAACTTTAATGGTAAGTATAAGATACGTGGATTAATAGCTAGTTCTAAATTACTATCATATAAGACTACTATCAAAAAAGCTATTTTGTTCGTATGTTATGCACCTCGTAAATACTTAGAAATATATGTTACTGGTAAAAAAATATATAACCTAAATGATATGGTAGGTATAACTTGTAGATGTAAAATGGTATCATTCGAAGAAAAAATATATGAAACGAGTGATAATGATTTTGTTTTATGGTAAATAATATTATAAAGACCAATCAATTTTCGAAATATTATTTTTTTGCAAATATTCATTTGTTTTACTAAAATAATTACCGTTAAAGAAACCACCACGATTCGCACTTAATGGTGATGGATGATTTCCACGAATTATAAAATGTTTTGCTTCATCAATGAATCTAGCTTTATTTTTAGCGAAATTACCCCATAAAATAAATACAATATTTGTTTTTGTATCTGATATATGTTTAATTACACTATCTGTAAACTGTTCCCATATATCTAACATAGATTCTGGTAATTTTTCAAATACGGTTAATGCAGCATTTAGACATAATACACCTTGCTTCGACAACTCTGTGAAATCTGGATTTGTACGATTTATTCCATCATTTACCATCTCTTTCAATATGTTTTTAAGTGATGGAGGATTCGGAATATCATTATTTACACTAAAACATAGACCATTCGCTTGATTATGTCCGTGATAACAATCCTGTCCAACAATAACTACTTTTAAGTTATTATAGTCACATAATTCAAATGCTTTATATACATTGACTGATTCTGGATAAATTTTTAATACATTACCAAAATCATTTGATTTGTTCTCAATTTCATTCCAAACATTATCTAAAATTTGTTTATTGGATTTAAAAAAATTGTTCCAATTGTTTTTAGGAATATCAGTTATTTTGTATGTAAAAGACATTTTTAAAATTTGATTAATTTTATTTCTTCTTAAAAAATAATATAAAATATCAAATTTTAAATTATAAAATGTTGAATAATAGAAGCAACTCATTTTTAAGGAAACTTAAAATAGTATCATATTTACGATACATTATTCGAATAATAAGTTTATATAGTATTGGTATGAAAAAATACATTGAAGATAATGAAATACAATTAAATAGAATAGATATAATTATAAACTCTATTATTACCGTTATAGAAGAAACAATAGAATTTATAAAAGAATTGGTTTATTTTAGATTTATAGGTGCTGTTAAAGAACTATTTGATGTATGGCATTCAATGGTAATTTCATTTATGATGATTTTTACACCCCGCTCTTGGTGGTTAACATCTATATTTTGGTATACTGTATTTATAATGTCTTTATGTTACACCCCATACAAACATAGTCTTAGATATATAGACCATAATTGTATTCGAAATAAAAGGCATTGCTTATCAAGTGACCATTCCTGTACTATAAATAAGTTTAATAGAGTATAAACCTAATAATAATATTATATTTTTAGATTTATTGGTTATTTGATGGTTCAGTAATAGTATTTGCTATTTCAACATTATTTTGAGATTGTGAATTATTACCTAATAAAGTTTTGATACTATCTAAAAATGATAAACTAACTTTGCTTTCAGGATTAGTAATATCAGTATTTCTACAAGATTTTTCATGACCAGAAATAAATTTAGAAAATGAGAATTCAGTACCAAATTCAATTTTCTTTTCAGCCCAATAATTTATAAAACCTGAAATTGTTAATACAATTGAAATAATAAATAATACTTTTTGAACATTTTTATATAATTCTATTAATTTATCATTTTTAGCTTCTTTTTTACCTTCATAATCAATATAAATATTTAAAATATAAATTATACCTATTGCAAAAATCATTGGTAACCAATAAGTATATTTCATATTTGTTGTTAATATAAACCATAAATATACTGCCAATGAAAATAATAATCTATTATATGGATTAGATGATAAGTCACTACTACCTTCGGTAATACTAACAAAGAAATATAATGTTAATAAACCTAATAAGTGTTTTACAAACATGTTATTATGCATTGCATATTGAATTTTACAACCAAATAAATTAGCTAAGAAGTTTGCTGAAATAATTAAATATAAAACAAATAATGATTTACCTCCTATGATATTTTGAGAATTTACAAAATCTAAATTCATATAATATATATATATGTTAAAAAATTAACCCTTTATAGAATTATTTCTTTATAAAATTTGATAATTTGTGATTTATATTTCTAGTTGGTAGATTGTTAGTTTATTGCTACAACGAATTCGTTCACCGGCTATTTAAAACTCACAAATTATCTATTAAAGTTTACCTTTACACCAAGCAAAATGTCTAATTTAAACATTGAAAAGTATATTCAAGAAATCAATGCATCCCAAGCATTAAAGCAAGTTTGTTCCTACTTAACTGCTAGAAGTTCTGACCCAGAGATCTTCAACATTGATTCATCTCTTCATTGGGATGACTTGTCTGTATCCAAAGACGAAAAGAACAAGATTCCAAATGATGTCAAGCAATACTTCAAGTGGTATTTACCATATGAAGTATCAGATGTTGAAACCAACAAAGCATCTGCGTGTGACTTCACCACAAAAGATGGAAAAAAGAAATTTATTGTTCCAACCAATCCAAAACAACAGGTTTATGTTGCACAAATTTATGTAGATAAATTCACAGAATTCAAATCAGTAATCAACTTACTTATTGGAACCAATGGCGAATTCTTCTATATGACAATTCGTAACAACCATAACTTGATGATTTGGTTTGATAATCCATCACGCAAAATCATTATTTGGGGTACAGACAAAGCAGGAGTTATCAAATCTGCTTCTCACTTTCTCAAAAAGAGAATTTGCAATTTGAATGATTTAGTTTCTAAGGACCTTGAAAAACCTACAGATTTAACAAACTGGAATCAATTTCCAGGATTAGGTATCAAAAGTGATTGTCCTGAAGTCACTGAAACAGACAAGAAAGTTGAGAAGAAAGACTTTTCCAAATTTACTAATACAAACTAGATGATTAACTAGAGTGTCTTTTACTCTATACATATTTACTAACAATCATATTAGTATTCCACAGTGTTCCTAAACACTCAAAAACCACCGTGTTTCTAAACACGACCAAAAACAAACAAAAAAACCAATCATTATTACCCCTTTATAGAATTAGGGAATGTAAAT